CATGAAGTATACGGGGAAAAATTTACCTTTTCCTAGATTATTTGATCGGTTTTAGGTTGTAGTTTGTCTACTATTATCAGCCATATCTAAATTTGTATGTTTGTAAGTAGACACGACTCAGCCTAATGTCAACTGGCCTCCTTAAGCAGTCCAACTTATTTCAGGATTCGGTTATTATTTCATTTAAAATGGACGACAATTTAGTTTTGGAAATCTCATTTAAATGATTATTGATAAGCTGAATGCTGAATGTTTTATTTAGTGCATATCTTCTGATTTTACTTTCAGTGCACCAAATTTCCACCTCAGTGTTTTCAAAGGCGCCGTAACTATGAAAACTAACAAATATAAAATTTGTAATGTAAATAAAGTTGTAAATTCCAGTAGTATCCATTTACCATTCGGTTTTTTCACTTTGCACTGGGGAGCTTAAACTGGCGTAAATAAACCTTCTTCATATATCATCTCGGATGTAGTTCAATTTATGTTTTCTTTTCTTGTGACTGAGAACTAATATTTAAATTCCTTGAGGAAACATTATTAAATGAAACCTTTGTTGCTTGAAGTTTAAGCCTGCTTGAACTATTTGTCAATTTAAGGTCATGTTTGCAATTTTGTTTAAGAAGGTGCGCTGTATGGGCAAAGATAGTATTAAGTTGGTCATTAATAAAATACTTCAATTGCCCTTAGATTAATAGGAACAATGAAGCACGTAAAAGGTGTTAAAACTAGCGGTTGTTTTAGATACCCTTATCAACAAAGCTTCTTTTTCCGTGGTAAGCAATAAGTTAGTAACCTATACTACCACGTTAAAACTTGTTCTATTATTCCTTAAACACATCGTGCTATAAATGGAAAGCACAAAAATTTTTATCGTGATACTGTTAGAAGTGTTAACGCTCTCGTTGCACTTCATCCCAATCCAGTGGTCTTCGATAAAATCGATAAGTGTTATAAGGATTTTCACCCAAATAACATCAAATGTAGCAGATACGGACTATAAAGTATAACCTAATAGTGTTAGGTCACTGCTTATTAATATAGTATTCATGCTATGCATAATAAGGTTTATGCAGTTTTTGATCGTTTGTTAGGCTCCACTGCTTGCATGAGCAAAAATGGAGCTTAAGTTTATCGCTATACTTGCAAGAGGTTCTTCAATTGGTTAAATAGGCAATCAGCCAATAGAAGATGGGATTATGGGTCATATAATTGTACTTAAATGATTCTTAATCATCCAGCATTCTCTGCAGCAAAAAAGAAAATTTATGTCTAAGGAACTGCTAGACATTTTTCTGGTTAATGCAAATAAGTAATGGGTGCTTATAAAGTTATGCTTAAGTAGGGTTAAGTATTTAAATGCGATAAACAAATTTTGAAGTAGTGTGCAGACAATAATTTGTTTCTTAATTAAGATTCAAAAGTTAGAGCAGTTTGCACTGGGGGTTAATCAACTCATGGTGTATTAATTCCCACCATGCCTATCCTTAATATGGAGTTGAAAGCTTGTATTCCTGGTTTTATCCAGGCTTTGAAGCCATAGTAATTAACTAGCTTTCTATCTTCTGCCCCTGTTGGGTGGAAGCATGGCATGACTGATGGTAGCAAATGGGATGCACATCAGCACTACGATCGTCTTATCCCAGTCCTTCAAGGCTTAGTCGAATTTTTTCTAGCCGGTATGGACAAGTGTCTCGGATAATTTCTGAACACTAATGGTGCCATGATCTCTTAATAAGATTTTAAAACTATAATGAGATCTATATACTGTTGCAATTAAACATACCTATTTGTTAGATTGTAACAAATTAACGGACCTTAATGGGATAATGACATGAAAAGAGTATTCAGGGCTTAATTTCCTAGATAAAGCAAAAAGTGCTAAGGTTTTTAACATTAAGACTGGATCTGTATACCTCTTCAAGATAGAGTCTTAAGCGGTTTTTCTTGGGGTACGACAGATTTTAATACTCTCGCAAACTTAATCGATAGCTTTGTCGTCCTTTAAGCTTGTGGAATAAATTAGCCTTGGAGGGATTATTAAGATTATTGCAGGGCTAATTCCACCTAAGATAACATTGTGAGAGCTGACACTTTTGTTCCTATTTCTCACTTTATAGCAGTGTCCGGAGATGATAAATACAATTGTATTCCTCCCACGTTGGCAAATGATTATGCTAATTGTTATCTTCAATTTACTTCACGTTAAGCAGCTGGTATGTCTTAACTTGGTATTTGTGTGAAGTAAGTCACCATGAGTGAAAGTTTTGTTTCGGGATTTTTAAGCAAATGGTTCTTATATGATGGTAAAAATGTAGTTATTCTTAGGGACTTGACCAAATCCCTTAATACTAAGATTTTTTACACTAAGAACTTGAAACATTTTGTTT